CCGAACCTTACGCCAATTGCGAACACAGAGAAGCCGTTTAAGCCTGAAGAACAACAGCCAGTTGACATGGCGGGTGTTGATCCAAACGCCGCGCCTCCGGGTCTGCCTCCACAGGAAGGCGCGATGGAGATGCCTGTTCCTGCACCACCAACACCAGTTCCAGCGCCTGATATGCCTGCTCAACCTACGGATACGGCGGCACTAACACCAGATCAGCAACTTTCTGAGTTTGAAAAAATTCAGCATGAAATGCAACTGAAGTTTGTACAAGAACTAGAAACAAAAGCCGACACAGATACAGACAGATGGACGGAAATACTTGACCGTGCTCTTGAGCGCATCTTTGAAAGACAGCAACGAGTTGTTTTGGAGAAGGCTTTTGGCAAACGAGGAGTGAAGTCAATATCTAGCGGTGTGCTAACAGTTGACATGATTTTTGATCGCGAGATTTGGGACAAGCAACTAGCAGAAGATCTAGAGCCAATCATTTTGGCTATCTACACTGATGCCAAAGAGTATGTCGCCTCCCGCACTAGTAGCAATGTAGTGATGGAGCCACAAGAGGTTGAGAAACTTGCTCAGCAACAAATAGAGCGTATACAACAGGCGAACACCACAACGGCAGAAGAAATTGCAGCGGCTATAGCCATTGCGCTGATGGAAGAAGACGAAGAAGAGCGTTCGGTGCTTTTGCGCTTGGCTTTGATCGCCATTTTCTTGAAACTAATTTCCAAGCGTCGCAGGGATATTGCCGAACATGAGGCTCAGGCTTCATACAACGGCGGTGTCTTCTTGGCTGGCAAGGAAAACAATGTTGGTATGACAAAAACTTGGATTACTCGCAAAGATTCGCGTGTGCGTAATGCTCACAAATTCCTTGAAGGCAAAACGGTTGAGTTCGGTGACGGGTTCATCGTTGATGGTCTTGCATTGCGCTTTCCCGGTGATCCAGTTGCTCCGCCTGCATTGACTTTCAATTGTCGTTGCCGTTTGCGTTTTGGTTTCACTGAATAGTATTTTCAGTAAAATACAGGGGTTATACTTAAAGTGTTCCCGTTTTGGGACTCCAAATAGTTTATTGTTTAATAAACAACTTTTAATTGGAGAACCATGTCTACGACGATGACCGAAACACAGCAATACAAGGCGCTACAAGGTCAGTTCAACATTGACGAAGCGCAAGGCGTAGTTGAATGTTTCGTTGCGGGAATTGGCAACAAGGACAGTGTCGGCGACATCATCGTTCCGGGCGCTTTCACAGACAGCCTCAAGAGGCGCAAACCCCGTGTTGTTTGGGGTCACAACTGGAATGAGCCAATCGGCAAAGTTCTTGAAATGTACGAAGTTCCACCATCGGATCCACGACTTCCAATGAAGATGCGTGCCGCTGGTATTGGCGGTCTATATGCCAAAGTTCAGTTCAATCTGAAATCAGAACGCGGTCGTCAGGCTTTTGCTGATGTTGCTTTCTTCGGCGAAGAGCAAGAGTGGTCAATCGGCTACAAAACCCTTGATGCTGATTTTGACCCACAGCGCCAAGCAAACGTATTGAAGAAGGTTGAACTGTACGAAGCAAGCCCTGTTCTTCACGGCGCAAACCAACTTACGGGAACAATCTCAATCAAGTCATTTGAAGGCAATGACCAAAAAGGTTACATGCGTGAAGAAAATGGCAACATTACTGAAGCGGGTCGTTCGCTTCTTGCACGCTTCATGGCGAGCAACATGCAACGCAATAAGCCACAGGCAGAAGCGAAGCCAGAACAAGACGATGACGCAATTGATGCACCTATGCCAAACCGCAGTCGTGAAGAAAACCTTCCCCTTGCCTTGGCAAAGAAGTTTGGTGGCGCGGTAAGGATTCGTGAATCAGATGCAAATAGCGCAATTTTTGACCACCGTGTAGAAGGTCAAGGCATCATGACGATGCGCGTTTCATACCATTACGAAGATGGACAATTCATGATTGGCGAAGCCACAAGGGTAAAGCCACAGGTTGTTTACATCAATGTTGATGGAGATAAGCCAAGCGGTTCTGACGCTGAACGCAGGTACGAAGACCGATACAACCTTGACGCGGATCCTCAAGTACCAGCAGGCGTGAAACCAAAGTCACCTGAAAAGGCTGACCCACTTGGTGGCATCATTCCACAAGAAATTGTTACCGCCCGTACCCGTGGATACGGTCCGCGTCGTGGAAACCTTGAAAAACTGCTCCGCTACTGGCGCCCAATTATGAAAAAGCCGGGTGGATTCCGTCGTTGTCGCGTAATTCTCGCCAACCACCCTGAACTTTACCCGTTGAGCAATATTTGCGCTTGGCTTCACCATGAAACAACTGGTCTCTGGCCGAACGAAGGATGTCATCATCCGGGCATGAAGAACTGTCGTGGCAAACTACGCAAGTTGAACTGGGACGACAACGAATTCAATAACCGTCTTAGGGGAGTACTCAAGCCCGGCAAATCGCTTGAAACCATGACCGAAGAAGAAATTAAGTCAATATTTGACTTCCTTGACTCTGAGGAAAAGGGTTACGAAATGATGGAGGCTATGGCTGACCGTTTGGCAGAATCAGATGAAACAGAAGAAACCATGAAAATGGAAGATGTTGAGTTTGAGAACGAAGACGAAGGCAACGAAAAGGCTTATGAGGCTCTGAAACAATTCATGAATGATGAGCCCGATTTCATCAACTACATGGCAGATAAGAAAAACTGGGTCATGGAAGGCGATGATGATAACGGCGGAGTTATGGAAATGCCTTACTACAAAGACTCTGACGACGATGATGACTGTGGTTGCGGTGGCGGAGGCAAAGACCCTAAGCAGATGATGGGCATGCTGATGGCGGCTATTGCTGAACTCATGGGCAAAGACGCCGATGAAGACATTGAAGTCAAAGCAGGACGGGTTATCAGTTCACGGAATATGACAAAACTACAGAACGCTTTCAACCTTCTCAAGGAAGTGTTGAGTTCGGGTGGTGTGGCTTCAGAGATTGAGGCTAAGTCATTGTCGTTGGATGAGAAAGAAACTCTCATGGTTTCTTCTGCTGAACGGTCACTGTACGAAGTCAAAGAACTTTTGGATCCAATTCTGGATTATTATCAAATCAAATCAGAAGTCACCGAGGACGGAGTGATCGTTGAGATTGATGGTGTAGAGGACGAAGCATTTGATGCGTTGCTCAACATCATGGACTCAATGTAAATAAAAAAACGGTTTTTAAGACTGTTCCATTTGTAACAAAAACAAAACACTAATATGGGTTATACTTCAATAACAGGTTTACCACAAAAAACAGCAAAATATCAGTGTCTGATGTCAGGCGATAAACGCTTGACGCCATGCTCTGTTTGCTCTAATCCAACAAAGTGTATTGCAAAAACAATGCACTACAAGGAGTCCACGAACATGGCTAGCGAAACACCAACAGTAAAACTTCTTGCAGACGGCGGAATTGAATGCGCCAAAGGTTTGGAGTTAGCAGAATGTGGCTACAAGCCGGGAGCAAAAGTTTGTGGCAAGTGTGGAGCAAAGGCTGTCACGCAAACGGAAGAAGCCGTACCTGCTGACGCAGCACCAGAAGTAGCAACCGAAAAATCTGAGTGGGTTTCCGCTTCAGACGAAAAGGGAGCAAAGATGGAAGAAGATCTCGCAATGATGGAAGAGGGAATGACCCCTGCTCCTGCAAAAAAGAAAAAGAAGCCTACTGAAGTCGTAGATATGGAAGAAGAAGACGACGAAGAAGACATGCCCGAAGATCTTGATGATGAAGAAGAGAAGATGTACAGCGAGATTGAAAAGATGATGGAGCAACGCAAGAAGGCTCGCGCTAAGCGCATGGAAACAATGGGCGTCAAGTCTGCCGACTATGACGATCTTGCTTTTGTTTGCGCCATTGAGCGTCGCGTCTATGCGGGCGGTTCAGAAATCTGTGCATCATGCCCAGGTGGATGTGAACAACAAGACACAATGCCAAGCCTGCTTGAAATTGAAGGCATGGCAGAAAGCATGTTCGCAGGAAAAGTTCTTGACTCTGGCTACGCAGACGAAGTTGATGTTTTTGTTGTTGATGTTCAACGCAAAGATGGAAAGCCAGTTGAGGCTTACTTTGATGGTTCGTCAGGCGAGTGCATGGGCTGGCACCTTTTGAATGAAGATTTGATTGGTGAAGTAGCAACCGTACCCGGACAAAAAGTAATCTCGTTCAGCGAGGCTTCAGATATTGCAACCAAGTCAATTGAAGGCGAAGTTGTTTCTGTTGATGCCGACATGTTTGACGGTTACGACGCTTACGCTGTAGAAATTGAAGGCGTAGACGGAAAGTCATACGATGTTTATGTTGGTGTTGACGGTGAGATCCTCGGATTTGATGAATACGATCCCGAAGAAGCCGCAGACATTGATGCAGAAGTAGCCGACGTTGCCCTTAAGGCAATGTACAGCGAAGATGAGCGTGACGAAATGGCTAAGGGCGGAATGGCTTTGCCAGACGGCTCATACCCAATCAAGGATGAAGAAGACTTGAAGAACGCAATCATGTCTTACGGTCGCGCAAAAGATAAAGAAAAAGCAAAAGCACATATCAAGAAGCGTGCAATGGAACTTGACAAAGAAGACATGATTCCTGCCGAATGGTCGGAAGAAAAGACTCTTTTGGATGACGAAGCGAAAGAGTTCCTAAGCAGTTTGATGGAACTTGAAATGCTTGAAATTGAAACAGGTCTTGGCGACATTTAATGAAAAAAGAAAACCAACCTTTTGACTCAGTGAACACTTCTGGTCTTGCTTTTGACACAAAACAAGAACAAGTGCCCGTAGTTGAGACGCCTGAAGTTCAGATTTCTGTTGTTGAGGTTGAAGTCAAAGAGGAAGTAGTTGTCGTTGAAGAAGCAGTGTTGGAAGTTGAAACACCTGCATCAGTAGAGATCAGCGTTGATGAACCTGTTGAGGATGCACAAGAAACCAAAGTGGAAACGAAAAAGCCTTCTAAGAAAAAAGATGCAGAGGATGATGATGTTGTTCCACTTTCTTTCTTTAACAAAGCGTCAGAATCTAGCGACAAATAGTTGGTTGAGGCGATGATCAAATCGTCTCGCGCTTTTGACGCAAACGAGAGAGTTGCAGAATACCGCAAATCTGTTGCTGCTGTTCAAGAGAATGTTTTGCTGTTCAAAGGTTTCCTTGGACCTACTGTAAAAGACCGACCAGAGTTAACCTCCGTCGGTCATAGAGCGGCGCGCGCTGCGGGGGTGATAGTTGA